TTGATTCATTTCATTCGCGTGTAAAATGCTGTCTTCAAAATTTGAAAAACCACGATTAACAATATAAGGAACGTATTCTTTCTCAATCATTTCCGGGTAATCATTATCGCTAATTAGATTTTCCTTTGTTAGCGAAGCCGCATTCATAAAATCAAAGGGAGTCAGTTGTTTCGTCATTGTGGATATCCTCAATCTCTTTAAGTATTTCGTCAAGCTGCAATGCGCAACTGCCACACATTTTAACTTTATGTTTACCTTCAACGGTATTCATAGAAACAGTAAAAGTATCCAATTCACCTTTAAGCTTTTTATTACAATTGAAACATCTTAATTTCAAAAACATTACTTAAACTCCGATTCAATCATAATTTCAGTCAAGAAAGCAACCATATTGACTTCAGGATCCGCGACAAAATTTGCTTTGTACATATAATCCGCAAGAGTTACGCAAAATCCTGGGAGAGTACGCAACGCAATTTTATCAGCTGACATATCGTATATACGGCGAAACATTTCGTTCATATCTTGATCTGAATTTTTTGCAACCCACTTGCGCATTTCAGTAAAGTTTTTATTCTTTAGATAATTAAACATTTCATCAAGTGATTCTTGTTTAAGATTAACAAAAATACCTTCATCAATTTTACCAGCTCCTGCATAGGATTGCAATTCAGTCAATACTCTACGGAAGTCAGGGAAATGTTTTTCAATTACTTTTGCAACAACCTTAGGATCATAATCAACACCTTCTTGATCAAGAATGGCTTGTACGCGTTTATAGAAACACATTGCCATCTTAGGTCTTTGGTCTGTTTCAATACTGAAATCAATTTCAGAAAGACGAGATCGTAATGGCGCAATAATACGATTCTTAAAGTTGCATGTAAAAATAAATCCACAATTGCTTGAATACTCTTCGATGAAATTGCGAAGGGCAGGTTGTACATTTGCGGCATTTAGATAATCTGCTTCATCAAATATAACATATTTGCGCCCGCCTGTCAAAGATACTGCTGAAGCAAAAGTAGAAATGTCATATCGTATTGCATCAATATTGACATTAAGAGAACCATTTTTAACAATGTAATCGCAATCAAGCTCTTCAAGCATTGCCTTAGCAATCGTCGTTTTACCTACGCCTGGAGTACCTGTTAATAACAGATTAGGAACATTTCCGTCATCGACAAATTTACGGAAAGTTGTTTTCATTTGTTCGGGGAGAATTGTATCGTCTATTCTTTGAGGTCTATATTTCTCCACCCATAAGACTTCGTTGGATTTTGCATCCACCATAATATAATCACCTTCATCATAATAAAAAAATAAAAGGGGACTTGTGGTCCCCCTTTAAGTTGCAGTTTGTTATTGTACCAAACTTGCAAGTTCGCCTTCGGCAGAAGCTACATCAACGGGCGTATCAGCTTGTTGATTGTCCTGCGCTGCAGCTAACTGTTGTTTTTGTTCTTCAGACATATTTTGCTGAAGGAACATATCAAGCTTATTGCGAAGCATACCTACTCCTGCAAGTTCTTGACCTTGAAAACCACCGCGACGTGAAACCACATCAATAATTTGAACAACGGTGGCAATATCATTCAACGTAACCTGTACAGGTTCTTGTTGTTGTTGCATTGCATCACTCATAGTATTTATCCTCTATTGTAAGTCGACTTTGAATCAATAGCTACAAAATAAGTAGCCGAGTCACCTTTGAATTCAGAAATACCTTTAGAACAAAGGGTTACTCTGTAATCCTGGGGTAACAGTTTAAGGTTATCGGTTTTGATGATAATCTTAAATTCATCTTCAGTTTCGCCAATCTCGATACCGTAGTCATCAGCACCTTCTTGTGAACTGTCGATGGCTTTGAGATATACTTTGCCGTCGGTACCAACGAAAGCAACCTCAGAGAACTGAAGGACACCTGCAGCCTTAAGCACTGATTGCAGATCTTCCCACTTGACATTGACAACCACGTCTTCTGTAGGGATATTAATATCCTTTTCAGGAGGAACGTGAATCATTGAAATATCAGCATAGACATATTTCGTTCTACGCCGTCCTTCAGAAATAATAAAATATTTATCATTAAATTCTACATAAGGCTCATTATAAAGACTCAAAATTGATAAAAATCTTGAGACATCATATACGCAAGCCTCTGATGGAATTTTGTCTTTGATCGCGGCGGTTGCAATCAAAGTTTTTTCTGGAGTAATAGTCTTTAAAGTTGATCCTGGGGTAAAACGAATTGATTTGTTAATCCCAGAAAAGTTTTTAAGAACTGTTACCGTTTCTTCACTGAACTTCATAATAAAAAATACTCCTTGATTTTAGAATGCTATTATATAACAAAACTGTTATAATGTCAACTATTTTTCTTTTTATCACGCTTAGCCTTATTTTTGTTATAAGTACTTCTCCTTGCAGATTCATTTGCGGTAGCCGCAGCACCAATTGAATTGGCAGCAATCATATTTCCTTTAAAAATATACGTCCCAATATGATGCAATTCCATCCAAGGACACATCCAAATACTCAATCCAATCTCTCGACATTTTCTTGAAAAGAAATAATCTTCAGACAAATAACGGCCTGAAGTACGATCGATGATACAATCAAAAAACGCAGTAATTTGTCTTGTGCCATCGAAGTTTTCAGACCTTATATGATCGGGCGTATATCTCAATTCAGGAAACGCTGCATTAAATTTTTCAAATACGTATCTTGGTATTAACATAAATCCGGTTCCGCCTTCCATAATTTCAATAGGTTGGTCTAACCTTAAAGGAGGCCCATTTTCTTTACGCACCGGATTGAATACCATATCACCTGTATATTTTTCTAAATCGTATGGATTATCATTGCCTTTGCCTTGCTCGACAGCTTTAATAACTTTTTCCCAAGCAATCGCTTTTTTTGGATAAGGCGCAGTAATAATATCAATTTCTTCATTCTTAAGCTGTATTGCTAACATATTGATAACGTGGTGTGGATTAAAAGCAACATCAGCATCAATGAACAACAAATGAGTTGAGTCTGATCTGAGAAATTCGTCTACACAATAATTTCTTGCTCTTTGAATTAAACTCTCATTAAAGATAAAGTAATGTTTAATTGCGATTTGGTTAACAGCGCAAATCATTGATAATTCTGCAACCGATTTTGTATAGGATCCCATACATTGGGCGCCATACATAGGTGTTGCCAAAAAGATCTTGTGTTTACGCAATTCTTCTATACTTATTTTATCTTGTTCCATTTTTAATCCACGTCGTTTTCAATACGGTCAATAAATTGCATTCTTAATACATCAGCTAAGATATCCCAAGAACTGTCGTGCTTTTTAAATACTTTATCCCATTCTTCTCGGTTCACTGGAGTAAAACCGTTGGTTTTAGGAAAATTTAATTTTGCATCAATCCAAGTTCTTGTATCACGTACAGCCCAATACTTTAAATGTTCTTGCATGTGTTTAACTTTACCTTGAGATTTGAATAATCTTTCAAGAATAACTGGATCAAAAGTATTAGATCTTGACCACCAATATTCAATCTTTGGCCCATCAATTAAAAAATCTAAAAATTGATCAGTAAATTCTTTAACAGTCAAGTCATCAGGTTTTGGGGTAATCTTAGTTCGAACTTCTTTTTCTTGTTGTTCCCAAAACTCAATTGTGTCTTTTTGAATTTCGTAATCATAGTTTGAAGTTTGATCTTTAACTGATAACTTAAATCTTTTTGTTAATTCAATATCCTTATAAGTGTAAGGATTATCGCTACAAAAACGATCCCAATCAAATACCATGACAGAAACATCAATAATTGCACATTTGTGTACATCCTGCCCCAAGGTTTCGAAGTCTAATATTAAATGGTGTTTCATGCCGCAAAAAACTCCTCAAGAGTCGGTTGATTGTTTTTACCGTATGGGTCGACCGAAGTTTCTTCTTTGTGATTATTTTGTCGCAAAAAGTTTGTTTCTGAAAATGATAATTCGCCTCTAATAAACTTTGCAACTTCTGTATGAATGTCTCGTGATGTTGGTACTGGTACATTTTGTGCA